TTTTGGATATGATTTTGTAAGACCCGAATGTGGTTGTAATCCTGTTCCTTTGTTGTGATATTTGCCGTTGGTTCTATCTCTTGTTCCCCAATCTTTTGCTGGTTCCTTGATACTTTCATTGTCATAATAATACTTCTTATTCTTACTTAGTAGAAACAAATATTCATGGGATTTAGTACATCTATCCTTCACACTTTCTGGCATAGGATTAGGTTTATGCCATATAATATCTTGTCTTAAATACCATCCATCTGCTCTTAATGCAAATGCTAACATCCAAGGTATTCCAATTAAATCTTTCTCTTTATATCCCTCTAATTTGTTTCCACGTTTATTACATTTATCAGGTAAATCTTGCTTAGTTCTTGATACTGACTGTTTAGGATATGATTGACCTTTTCCTGGTCTATAGTTATAATAAGAATCACCAATATTTAACCATAATGTACCATCCTCAGTTAGGAGATTACGCACTTCTCGGAATACTAATACTAATTTTTGAATATACTCTTCTGGAGATTCTTCTAGTCCTATCTGATAATCCTCCCCTCCATAATCTCTTAAACCATAATAAGGTGGAGATGTAATACAACACCTAGCTTTTTCATCGAATTCTTTAAGTGTTTCGAGACAATCTCCAAATAATATTGTATCTCTCATTTAGTTTGCTCCGATACTATTGCTTTTAATTTACCATCTTCAATAGTAATGTTTATTTGATGTTGTAAATCATTATCAGTATCCATAAGTCTAATATCTATTGCACCACCTTTTCCATAACATTGCATGAATACTTTATTACATTTTACTTTCCAATTCTCTGGACTCTCAGCGTGTTTATATACAGGATTTGAGTGCTTATCCTCATATCCTTTAATCCACGGAGTATTTTCATTTAAATTAAACCATTCTTTCATAATTACCTCCTAATAGTAGAAATAGCGGGTTCACCTTTATTGAACACAGTATCAACAACTGCCTCAACTTTACGAGATGTAGATATACCAACCTTATCATAACATGGAACCACAACAAGACCATAAGTTTTTGATTCACGACCTTTTCTTATTACTCTACCAATAGTTTGACTAATACTAATATAATCCATGTTTCTTAAGAATAATGCTGCTTCTAATCCTCTTACATTAATACCTTCAGATAATATACTATGATGTAATACTACAAATCTTTTAGTATCATCTTGACCCCAAACATTAAGTACATCAAAAAATTCTTCACGACTAACCTTTTCACCATCTATAATTCCACCAGTCTTTGCTGTAATATACATCCACGAATATCCTCTCCAAGATAATTCATCCACTAACTTAGATTGTGCTACTAAATTAACAATCTGTTTGGTAGATCTTGCACAAATAAGTATCTTATCAGTATCAACATCATCAATAGTTGATATTACATGATCACAATCTTTCTCATAGCTAAATCTACTATCATCAGGAACATCTATCTTCTTAATGATAACTTTAGGTGGTAATATATGACCTTCTTTCACTAACTTAGGTGCAGGTACATTTATTATTACTTTACCATAAACTTTCTCATTATTCATTCCTGGTTTCTCAATAGTAGTGCTATGCTTAGGAGTAGCAGTAAAGAAAAAGCACCTACTGTTATCTCTAGTTGCAAAATGTTCAGTAGCAGGGTAAAAGTTTCGTTGAACACTATTATGTGCCTCATCAAAGTAAATTGTATCTATATGAGCATAACTTTGCTTTATTCTATGTAGAGAATGATAGGTAGTAAATATAATCTTATTACCTTTACTAAATCTACTCCACTCAGCAATCTTTACTGGTGAAGTTGTGCTAAAGTGATGAGTTTCTCCACTATGAACGTGCATTACCTGAACATATCTATACTTTTCTCTTATAACTTCTAAAAATTCAGATGATAATTGATTTGCTAATAATATACGAGGTGCAACAACTACAATAGTTTTAAAACCACTATCAAATTCTCTAATAGCATCCTTTATCATACACATGGTCTTACCACCACCAGTAGGCACGATGACTTGACCCTTATTATATTCACTTAAACGATTAAGTGTCTCTGTTTGATGTTCACGAAGTTGGATCATTAAATAATAACCATTAAGTAAATTATACCATAAAAGGTATTTTCACGCCATAGAGACGCTTATGGGTTCATTATAAGGACACTTTAATGGTCCCCCCTATTTCTTTTCTTTGTTCCTTCTTGTTATTTCTTTTTGAGTTACAGGATGTTTTAATTCACTCTCTTTACTCTTACCTGTTGTTTTTAATCTTATATCTCTCAGGTATGCTTCACCCTTCTTTCTCATCTCTTTTCTTTCTGGTGTAGTATATGATTTCTTACTAGGTCCAGTATTACCTTGCCCTATTGATTTATACTTAGGATCTACCTTTGCCTTTTGTTTCTTTGCTAAAAGTTCAGATGCGGTCTTAGTTTTAGCACCCCTTTCTTTTGCCTTACGCTCTAAATATGCTTTCTTCTGTGCATCTTTTGCTGATAATGCAGCAGTTCCTCTTGCTTGTGTTGGTTGCTGCTCTCTTGTAGATCTTGGTTTCTGAGTACCAATATCTTTTCTTGCTTTATATGTTTTAGCAGGTACAGTTTTACCACCACCCACTGCTTTCACCTTACGTTTCTCTGGTTCTGATTTCTTTCTTTCAACACCCACTCTTCCACCTTGACCCTGTTTACGAATCTGGGATCTACCCTGAATCTCAGGATCATATGCTTCAAGAACAAATTGCTTAAAGGTTTTCATCAGCAAAAGAAATGGTTTTAGTTATTTAGGGTTTTCTATTGTTTTCTTAATTGTAGCAGCACCCTTATGGACTAATCCATTTTTGTAAAAAAACTTAACTCTTTCCCTACGGAGTCCAATCAAACGATCATACTCTGCTTGCTGTTCCTTAGTAAACTTAAATGCTTGATGTTTAACTTGTTCTCTTAATTCTTCTAATTGTTTAAGAACTTCAGATGGTTTCATGTTTAATAATACTTATTCATTACAATTACACTTTGATGGTCCCCCTATGTTCTATCATCATACTGTGCATAATGCTGAACAATAGGACTCTCACGTTTTTTAATAAACTTCAATTCATTCCAATATGAATCATAACATAATAATAATGTATGAATATATTTGTGGGGATCATTTTTAGAATATTCACAATCAGGTTTAGGTCTAACACCAGTTTCTATTGTAATGTATCTTGGAACTGGGTTCCATCCATACTTAACTCTTTTTTCATTATCAGGTTTATCACCCTTAAAATATACCCATCCCTCATCTATTGATCCATCAGGATGTTGCCAAATAACATAATCATCAACTTCTGGTTCATATTGTTCAGGCATGATTGATTGTTTATTGAGTTAAAAATTAAAGAAGATTTGTAGGTAACCATCCCTTATCTGTTTTTGATCCAGTTGGGAATCTTACATCATCCTGCAATACTGCCTTGAGATCATTAGGATTTTCACCATCTCTAATATATCTTTTTAACATACGATCACATTGACCTTTAGTTAGATTTTGTGCTTGATCTTCAATCAAGTGCCAACCATTAGATGCTTGCTGAATGATCTTATATTTTAAATCTGATTGTGGAGTATTAGTCATTTGTTTTAATCTATCTCATTATATGTAGTAAAATACCCTACCATTATAAATGATAGGGTATTTAATGTCAAGAAGTTGGATCGTAATATTTCATATAGAGAACAAATCCAACGATAGCAATTACAATAAGTAATCCAAGATAAGCAAACATAATTAAATAAACTCCGCAAGATAATAATCAACAGTGATTTCTAATTTTGCTGCTTCTTGTTCACATTCTTCGATGAACTTCTCCAGCATTTCATCTGTTTTGTTGATGAAGTGTTGTTCGCTGTTCATACTTCCACCTCCTCTGGAATTTCTTTTCTAACTGGTTTGTCATAATGTAAATCATAACATTCCCAGACACCATTGTCAAAGATGTAAGCAAACTCTTCATTATTATCGAAGAAATCTTGCTCAGTGAGATCTAATCTCGGTTCAGTATTTTCTCCTCTGTCATTATAATACTGAACATGAAGATCAACCTTTTCGAGATTCCAATTACTATCAGAATCACAACAAGATATATCTCCACCATCAATTAACTCTGCAACTTTCTCTTTTGTGTTAAACTTATCTCTTAAAGTAACACCTAACCACTGTGGATAACCATCCCAGTGATGATAAACAGATAGAATAGAATCATCTGCTAATCGTAAACCAATTCGAGAACGAGTTGCCATTTAATTCATAATAAAATACACGTGGGATGTTAGTTCTTTCTTCGGTTGCGAACCGAGAGGCACATCCATCTCCTCGTTGTTGTGTGTAGGACTTACAGGGATCTCT